CACGACATGGCTTGAGGCGGTTATTCAAGAAGGCAAGGGCAACGGAACTCGCCATCGCATCGTTAACTACGTTACGGCATCACGCGACGGAAAGCCGTTTGAAGATGTTATCCGAAAGTATGGCATACCGTTTACAAAGTCGCCGCACTGCACACGAGAGATGAAGCGTAATCCAATCATGGATTACATCAAGTCTCTCGGCTTGAAGCGTGGAGATTACCACATGGCTATCGGAATCCGGGCTGATGAGGCCGATAGGATGAGTCCAAAGGCTGACTATGACGGCATTATATACCCATTGGTGAAAGCCAACGTGAAAAAGATTGATGTTTTGAAATGGTGGGCGCAACAGGACTTTGACTTAGAAATTCCAGAGCACATGGGAAATTGCGTATGGTGCTGGAAGAAATCCTTCAAGAAGCTAGTCACAGTCATGGACGAGATGCCAGAAGCATTTGACTTTCCGCGTAGGATGGAACGAGATTACGCGCGTTGCGGCGCTGTAGCGAACAAAATTCAAAAGGGCTTGAGATTTTTCCGTGGCTGGAAATCTGTTGACGATATTGAGCAGATGCTTGTGAACGTGCACGAGACTTTCACTGATACTTGGTTTGAACAAGCAAATGGATGCTCGGATTCTTGTGAGGTTTTCACGGATGAAGAGCAGATGAACTTTGATTTTCTGGAAACACGTTGACTTCCTCGCCAGTCAAATCCTATAATCCCCACACACCTCATGCCCCCAACTGACCCGGCACCTAGTGTCGGGTCTTTTTTTAGTCTAGATTAGCCACATGACACTTCTTGAGCAACTGGTGAGCGGCAAACGTGTGGCCGTTGTGGGCAATGCAGCCAGCCTTGCGCGGCGTAAGCATGGCGCGGCCATTGATGCGCATGACGTGGTTGTGCGGATGAACCGGGCTGCACCGCTGTTCGGGCTGCCCAACCCTGAAGCCTATGGCGCGCGGACGGACATCCTCATGATAAAGTTCGAGAACTCGTCCGCTGTTCGTGGGCATGTGGATAGGCTGCGACAGGAGGTGCCGTATGTGCTGGCGGACGAACACCTTGCCCATGTCGTGCCGATGCTGCCGATGAAGCTACCCTCCACGGGTATCCGTGTGCTGCTTGGCGTTCTTGAAGCGGGCGGTATCGTATCGGCTTATGGTTACGACTGGAAGGCCAGCCCGACACTGACGAACCGCAAGGAATACAAGCACAAGCATGACTTCCCGGCTGAACGCGAGTATTGTCTTAATGTGTTGCGCCCACGCGGCGTTGTGTTTCATGGGTAGGTAGATGCAGCTTACACCCGAACAACTCCGAGAGATCGGCCCAGAGGCTCTACAGAAGGTCCGAGCAGAACTTGCGCGACGGAGTCTGAAGGAGTTTGTGCATCAGGCGTGGAAGATTGTGGAACCTGGAACCCCGCTCGTTTGGGGCTGGCCGATGGACGCTATTTGCGAGCATCTTGAGGCGGTATCGAACGGCGACATCCGCCGCCTACTCATCACGGTTCCGCCAGGTACGTCTAAAAGCCGGTTGACGAGGGTTTTCTACCCATGTTTCCAATGGGTTAGGGACCCGCACCATAGATTCATCAGCGCGTCCTACCAGCTTGACCTGACTGTCAGGGACAATCTGGACGCACGGCGTATTGTTTCAAGCGAGTGGTACGGCCAGAACTTCGGTATCAATCTTGCTGAAGACGACGGTGGCAAGGTTGGTTTCAGTCTCAACACGCTCGGCTCGCTTAAGGCCCTGACAGTTGGCGGTAAAACAACCGGCTTTCGTGGTGATACGTTCCTCGTGGACGATCCTCTAAACGTGCAGGACGGCAATTCTGATCTGAGGCGTTCAGAAGCGAACGAATGGTTCCGGGAGGCTGCTCAGTCGCGCCTTAACGACGTGAACAAGTCCAGCATCATCGTGATTATGCAGCGCATCCACCAAGAGGACGTTGCCGCAGTGGCAATGGAGATGGGTTACGACCACCTGAATATCCCGATGCGATGGGAAGAAACTCAGCGTAAGACCACCAGCATCGGATGGACCGACCCCCGCACTGAAGAAGGCCAACTAATGTGGCCCGAGCGGTTTCCGAAGTGGTGGGTTGACCAGCAAGAAGACGCTGAGACCGGCATGGGTCCTTATGCGTTCGCTGCCCAGATGCAACAGACGCCTGTGCCGCGCAAAGGGGGGCTTATCCGCGTTGATAGTCTCAAGACTGTTGAGACTCTGCCGCAAGAGCCGTTCCTGCGCGTCAGGGCTTGGGACTTGGCTGGAACAGAAGGTGCGGGGGCATATACGGTTGGGGTCTTAATGCTATACGGGCAAGAAAGCCGCCAATACTACATCGCGGACGTGGTTCGTCGCCAACTTGGCGGCGGCGGTGTGCGCGAACTCATTATGCGAACGGCTGAGGCTGACGGCGTGGCGACCAAGATTGTTTTGCCGCAGGACCCCGGCGCTGCCGGTAAGACCGTGGTGAACGAACTGCGAGCCATGCTTGCGGGGTTCAACACCCGAGCGGAAGCGCAGTCTGGCGAAAAGGCACTGCGCGCCGCGCCGTTTGCGGACCAAGTTGAGATCGGAAGAATCTCAGTGCTCAAGACAAGCTGGACGAAAGAATACATCGAGGAACTGCGGTTCTTCCCGCGCGGTCGTTTCAAGGACCAAGTTGACGCTACAGCGTCGGCCTTCAACGAACTTGCCCCGCTCACCAGAAAGAACAACAAGACTCCGCATCTGAGGGTTGTGGGGGAAAAGTCCGAGAATGTTCACAAGGTCGCATAAACACCCTATACTACGCCCAAACACTCATAGGATACAGAAATGGCCCGGCCTTACACAGAACTTGGCGTAGCCTCCGACTCCCGCCCCGACTGGGGTATTCGAAGCGACGAGTTCATCGTCCAACTTCGCGGACGGCAGGGTATCCGCAAGTATCGCGAGATGGCAGAGAACGATCCGATCATCGGGGCGATTCTTCATGCGCAAACGATGATGTTGCGCTCAATCGAGTGGCGCGTTGAGGGTAGTTCCGAGACAGCAACCGATTTCGTGCACTCCGTGATGAACGGTATGGACGATAAATCTTGGGAGGAGTTCGTTGCCGACGTTCTGACCATGCTCCCTTATGGGTTCAGCCTGTTCGAGATGGTGCCGCGCCGCGATGACGATGGACTCATTCGCATGAAGAAGCTGGCGAGCCGCGCCGCATGGACCATCGACCGCTTCGAGACCCGAGAGAACGGCGACATCCTCGGTGTGTGGCAAGTGGCTTCGCAGAAGAACGTCTACATTCCCTACGCACGACTGTTGCATTTTCGCACCACTTCAGCCGCCAACGAGCCTTCTGGTCGTTCGGTTCTTCGTTCTGCGTTTACTTCTTGGCGCGCGGCGAACAACATCAAGTATTTCGAGGGTGTGGGTATCGAGCGGGAACTGAACGGCCTGCCGATTGTGCGAATCCCGTCCGAGTTCATGTCGGCGGATGCGTCGGACCCGCAGAAGGCGCTGTTCAGCCAGATGAAGACAATCGCCCGCGACGTGAAGCGGAACGAGCAGGGCTACATCATTCTCCCGTCCGACCGTTACGCGGATGACGACGGCAAGCTGACCAACAACCTGATGGTTGAGTTTGACCTGATTGCGTCGCGCGGAACGCGGGACATTGATACGGGCAAGGTTATCGGAAGATACCACCAAGAAATGGCTATGTCGGCTATGGCCGACTTCGTTCTGCTTGGGTCCAACGAGCGTGGGTCTTTCGCGCTGTCGCAATCCAAGTCGCAGTTGTTCCTCAAGGCGCTTGAAGGCTACGCTGACACCATTTCGGCGCAACTCAACCGCATGACGACATGCCGAAGATCGTCCGTGGCCGTATCGCGCCTGTTGACCTTGAAGAACTCGGCACGTTCATCCAGCGTCTCGCCCTGTCCGGTGTGGACCTGTTCCCCGACGAGGGCTTGGAGAAGCATCTGCGCGACGTAGCTGGTCTTCCTGAAGGCGACCCGAACCGCCCGCGCCCTAACGCAGAGGCGCAGGCGGCGGAGCAGACCGAGGAACCGATGGAGTGACCGGCTCCGTGTCGTCTACGGGCTGACAGACCGGAAAGACGGTCAACCTTGACCCACCCCACCTCATCGCTCATAGTCGTCTTATGGGCATCACGCACACCGATGGCGAAGGTTCCTGTGGCGTCTGCTGCGAGCGGCAGATGGGAGATGCGGTGACGTATTTCTGTAGCCTAGACAGCCATGCTCCTGGCGGAACTTGCCTTCCGAAGTATCACCTATTTCCGCCGCTTGTTCCCGCCCTGACGTAGCAGACTGACCCACACCTCTTTAGATACAACGCCAATCCGAAAGGGTTGGCGTTTTCTTGTTGACCTGAGAGCATCGCTGTGGGAACATGAGGCTTCCGAATCACATGGAGATACTATGATGAACCTTATGCAAGGTGACTGCCTGGAACTGATGAAAACTATTCCCGATGGTTCTGTGGACATGGTGCTGACTGATCCGCCTTATGGCACGACTGCCTGCAAGTGGGATA